AGTTGAACAGCAAGGAATGAGATAACAGCAAATGGAATCTTAAAGTCTTTCACAGGAAAAGTGCTCCAACCAGAAAACCTTTAGCAAATGCAATCCATGACATCTGATATCCACTCAACCCAAACTTTTTCTTAATAGGTCGGAATATTTTTTTACGATGCCACTTGACTAATCTTACGCCATACTTCATACCAATGTCCCCTTTGCTTTACGAATTTCTCTTAACTCTTGGAAGTCCTTTTTCTTGGTTCCACCATCATATCCCCAAGCATATCCTTCCTCAATCATCAACTCATTCAACGATACTTCTGCATCTCCCATATATAACCAACCAAGAAGGCGACCGTACTTACCCACACCACCAACAAGTTCAGTTCTAATAATGAGTTCATCATCCCCATCGATAGCTCCCTCTAGTTTTTCTTTCATCCAATTTGTAGCATCAATACCAAGCTCCTTTTCTTCAGGATCTCTAGTGCGCTTCTCTGGCGTATCTACACCAGCAATTCTAACCCTCTCCTTCTTGTATAAATCAAATCCAAGATCAATAGTGACATCAATAGTATCACCATCAACAACTCTGTTGATTTCTACTACACGGAAATTGTAGCAAGACTTTCTACTTGGTGGTTTTAAACTCATTCCTCACCTCCTTCATCCTTCATTTCTTGGAATGCCATCCTTAATATATAGGCGACACAATAAGATACGCCAAATAGAAAAACAAGTAGACCAATAATAATACTCCAAGTTGGAGAACCAAGATTTTCATACATGTTAAAAATGCAGCTCTTAACTATCTAGGGCATAATCCAACGCTTGCTTAGCACTATGTGTGATTCTGATAACTTGTCTCTGTCTGACTACATGAAAACCAAGTAAATCTGCTTTAGGGTCTTCTGGCAATCCAAATGGTTGCACGAAATATAATCCAGCATGTGCTACACATCTCCAACCAATATCAACAAACCCCAATTCTCTCAACGCACATTCCAACTTGAGTGAGTAACATCCGTCCTCTAAGGTCATGTGGTGATAACCGAACTAGAATTATTTATCAAATTCAAGTTCATCCAATGCTATTCCAAGATACACTGCTTCTTGGAATAACTTCGTTGTCGCTTCACTATCCAAATTAGCAATTGCTTCTCTATATCTAGCATTAAGAGACAGGATTAGTGCTTCTCTTCTTTTTTCTGGCATCTTCTCCCAAAAAGCCATTTTACTATTAGTATCGTATAATACTATATATCTAAATCAGGAGAACTAGAACATATTTGCTTTGCCATTTTATCTCTTAAGGCATTAATCCTTTCATCATCATATTGTTGAAAGTTTCCTCTCTTTTCAACTTTCTTATAGTAGTGGAGAGCATTAAGGATTATAGTATAATCTTCTATTGTTAATTCAAAATTCATTCTTCGGTCAAATCAATAGTAAAGTCAATATCAACCTCAAAATCAGAATCCATATCCTTAAGTTTTACCTTAGGATCATCTTCTACTTCAATATCTTCAATTTCAATTCTTTTAATCATCTTATCATACTGACGATTTGCAAGATTATCTAAAAAATCATTCATGGGTTTTTGGGGTCTATTCCTAAACTAATTAAATACTCAGTCCACCAATCTGGGTCTTTCTTGACCCTCCAACTCGGCACATCTTTTCCCTGATCAGAATAATGTCTGAACAGGACTTCATCGATAGTCTGTGCGATCTCCATATTCTTCATCCTCTTCGTCAAGGTCAGCATATGCGTTTGCCACATAGGGTCCTCGTTTCCTGAAAGGTTCTTTTCGAACATAAGATTGTTCTGAATTAACGGCTGAGATCCATACAATGAATTTCATCAAGACAAAAATAACTACTAATGGAGACAAACACAGTAGTAAAGTATAGTTCATATAAAATCTCCGAAATAGTTTGGCTCTTCATCATCATCCAGGTCGTCATACAATGAACATGGTTCTTCAAACAACTTATCCATTCTCAGTTGTTTGATCCTCTCCCTCAACTGTTTGTGTAGTTCTCTTTGATCGTCTTCGTTTAACATCTTTGTGTTTTGTAAATGGTTCCCAATGCTCCCAACCATGTTCATGGACAGCTGACATACCTAAAATAGGCACAACGACTAACAAAAAGCAGAGAGCACCTAAAGTATATGAATTATTTAGCACCCAAGCAGAAAAATGAATCATGATGGATAATCCCAATTTGTAATGCCATCAACTTTATGGCTTGGTCCCCAAAGTCCTTCCTTATAAATGTAAGGTGTTGTTCTAATCTGGCAATAATCCCCAGTACACAACAAATCATCAACAATCCTCCACGATTCGATTACCTCTTCAGAATGAACAAAGTGAGACTGATCTCCTTCAATTGCATCATAAAGAAGCTTTTCATAACCATCAACACCTAACCAATCTGGATATCGGTGAGTCAGGGTAGCTGATTCAACACCATCGCCAAGTCCAGGAGACTTAACATCTATACGAATATCAAGATGAGCATCCGGTTGAAGTCTCATTACAATACGATCTTTTGTTTCCCCATCAAATAAACTAAGCGGAGGTGCTTTCAATTTGATTACAACCTCAACGCACTGATAAGGCATCTTCTTTCCTGTCATGAAGTAGAATGGAACACCTTTCCATCTCCAGTTATCAATATAAAGATCACCAGCAACAAAGGTTTGTGTCATTGACTCTGGAACAACACCTTGTTCCTCACGATATCCTTCATATTGACCTGTGATAAACTTCTTACCCAGTCTAGTTGCAGATAGGACCTTAACCTTTTCTCTACGAATCTCTTTTGCATCCATACGACAAGGAGCTTCCATTGCAATCAACGAAAGAACCTGAAGCATATGATTCTGCAACATGTCCCTTACAACACCTGCGGTTTCATAGTATTGAGAACGTCCTTCACAACCAATAGTTTCAGTAGCAAAGATTTGAACTTCTTCTATATAATCCCTGCTCCAAAGTGGTTCAAGGAGAATATTACCAAACCGAGTAGCAAGGATATTGTTAACAGTATCTTTACCGAGATAATGGTCAATGCGATATACCTGTTTCTCGCGTAGATGTCTGCTAACCACTGACTGTAGATGATTAGCAGATTTAAGATCGTGCCCAAAGGGTTTTTCAATAACCACACGGGATGTTTCTGGATCGTCGAGGAGTTCTGTTCTTTTGAGACTTGTGATGGCATTTTCGTACCTCTCTGGTGGAACAGATAAGAAATAAGTCGTGTCATCTGTTTCTGGAAGATGATACAGACTTTCTGGGTCATCTAAATCGCATGAAACATAATCAAGATGATTAGTAAATTCTTCAGGATATTCTCCTAAACTTTTCAACCAATCATCTCTGCTAGGATCTCTTCTGGAAGCACCTGTAATTAAAAAACTATGTGGAAGGAGATTTTTCTCCCACAGTTTATAGAGCGCAGGTATTAGTTTTCTTTTACACAAATCTCCAGTAGCACCGAAGATTACTATACCTTTAGTGAGCGGTTCCGTTTCCATTATATTTGTCTGTTTCATAGTAGTTATTTTCACCTTTTCGTACCCCGAAATATATTGTGGATAGTACGAATGGTATTGCGACGATAAGAAGGACATTAGCGAACATGATGACCTCCAAACATATACCGCATTCCGTTTAAGATCTTGAATGCGAAAGCGCCCAAACGACGAGATTCAAAACGCTCAAACAACGCCGTAGAAATGACAGGAGTGGGTACACCCAAATCGACAGCGGCATGAACAGTCCAGCGACCCTCACCGCTATCGGAAACTCCTCCATCGAACTTATCAAGCTCAGTATTGCCCCGTAATACATCCGCAGTAAGATCCAATAACCAACTGCCGACCACGCTACCACGACGCCATAACTCAGCCACTTCAGCACAGTCAATATCATAGCAATAATCTGCCGGATTTTCCATCGGAGCCACCTCAGCATCACCCTCCTTGACATACTTACTCCCAGCATTTGCTTCATGCAGGATATTAAATCCTTCTGCGTATGCTTGCATGATCCCATATTCAACTCCGTTGTGAACCATCTTTACGAAATGGCCTGCCCCAGGTCCTCCACAATGGAGCCAACCATACTCAGCAGAGGTTGACTTTGAGAGAGGGTCAGTTCTGTCAGCGGCCCCGATACCTGGTGCGAGTGCCCTAAAGATTGGAGAGCAAGTGGATACTGCGCAATTTGTACCACCAACCATAAGACAGTATCCACGGTCCAAACCATAAACACCACCAGAAGTGCCGCAGTCAATATATTCGATGCCCAAGTCTGCCAAGTATTCTGCCCGTCTCCGTGAGTCCTTAAAATTGCTATTGCCATGATCGATAACAATATCTCCAGGACCAAGTAGTGGTAATAAGTCATTAATAGTGTCCTCAACTAATTCTGCTGGAATGACGAGTTGAAATATTCCTGGAACCCCGTCAGATTTTACTACTTGAACAAGGCTTTCCAAAGAATCTGCAGCTGCAGTAATATACCCACTGTCTGCTGCTTCGCATGCTTTGGCAAAGTTTCTTCTGTATCCATAGGTTTCAATTCCCTCCTTTAACATTCGACGAGACATTCCCTCGCCCATTCGTCCCAATCCAATAATTCCTACTTTCATCCTTTTACCTCATTTTGAAAATATTCGGGGAGCGGACACCCCTTAAAATCGTTTACAGTATCTACCGCTAAGACAAACATACATACGAACCCCAGACAGAAAGCAAATAGCATCTGTGGAAAATTATAATTTCCCATGTTTGCAGTTGGATCCGGTTCATCATCATGCGGATGAATCATTTTACTGATCTCTTCCGCCCTCTTTTTTCTTTCCTTTTCCTTCTCTTCTGGGGTCTTTGCCATTATTCCCAATCCATGGCAGTCATTGTTTTTGTACGAAGCTCAGTTAAAATTTCTTCGTACTCATTATACATTTTATCACCAACATAGTAATGTGATTGAACCTTTTCGATCGCTTCAATCATAATTTTATATTGGTGCGTGTTAAACTTACTCATGTGAATCATTCCTCATTAACTCTTCAATTCTTTCTCGCATTCTTGCAATATCACGCTTGTGGTCATTTTGTTTGTATCCATCCTTTTCATGAAGAATCATATATCCATGATAATACATAGTAATTGCAAAAATGATTGCTAAAAAAATACCAACAATTTCTACAAAATCTGCTGTCATGATAGAGAATTTATAAGTTCTTGTTTTATACCATCGATGACATTATGTATTACATTCACGTCAATACCCATGAATGGAGGAATCAACCCAATAGCACGAAAGAAACCTTCAGCAAACAAAGCAAAAAATATGATTCCCAGAACCATACTAATCATAGAAGCATTGCGATTGTGCTTGTTTATAGCAAAGTCAATCATTGCTTGAACCTCTTCTTTAGTCGCATAATGATCCGACTGATTAAGATTACTGTCCACAGGGAATCTCCGATGTCTAAGGATTAACTACTCATATTTATTTTATCACATATAGCAATTTTTGCAATTTGTGTTAGGGTTTTGAATTAATCAATTCTATTGCATCATTCAATTCTTTTGAATGATGCAGCTCGTCATTCAAAATCTCAAGGATCTTATCATCATGCCCATTAAAAGCAAGAAACTTAGCATAAGTTTCTGCTGCATGGATCTCTACTTCGTAAGAGAGATGGTAAGCATTGCGAGGAGATACCCAATAATAAACCACGTTAACCCAATAATAGATAAGGACGAGATGCTTGGCAACAAAACGATCGATAAAATAAGTACTGCCGCCCCTGCTTTCCATATATTCCAGATGCTCTGTTTCATTGACTGACTGCTCGAAGTGTTGTTTCATCAAATATAGATGTTCGGGACCGCGAAGTCCCATACTTTCACGAAAGTGTAATACACTTAAAAATGCAAAATAAGGTGCTCTAGCAATTTCCTCAAGCACCCAGAAACGCTGAAAGTCACGTCCCTCATAAAGAAAATCTAAAATTGCAACGGTGATGTTTAAAACAATACTATTAAGTTTTTTCATTTTACCTCTATCGTGCGTTATTTAAACCCCATATTATCAAATAAAATATGGGTCCATAAATTAAAACCGTCTTTAGGAATAACATTTTCAGATCACTCAACATGAATTGTTCCGGTCATGCCTGCACCTTTATGTGGGGCACACCAAAAATTATAATCACCAGCTTCAGAAAATGCAATCTCAAAGTCTTCACCTGGTAACATTACCAGATCATCATGACTTAACTCTGGATGATCTTCCACAACTACATTGTGTGGTGGAAGCATATTATTGATAAAATGAACTGTATCACCGGCAGAAATAGTAACCTCTGAGGGTTGAAATATAAGATTTCCGCTAGCACCCATCACCACATCTGCGGCAAACACAGGAGTAGCAAAAAATAGTGTAGCAATTAGTGCAAATAAAAACTTCATAATAGTCATGCAACTACAGTATCTAGTCACAATATCTGATATAAATTATGAATAGTTTTCAGTTCCTGACTTACTTAAATGATGGATTTACTGGAGGTTCTCCGTCCTTAGTTTCAAATTTTATTGGTGCCTGTTCTATGCGTATTGTCTGTGATGGTGCAGTCTGAGAAGCAGCTTGAATAAGTTTTTCCATGTCTGCTTTGGTCACTCCACCACCGCCTCCACCATTACCATTATTCTTCTTCGCTGTCTGGACCCCGAAAGTAGCTAAAACCCCAGTGAACACACTGGCTATGAAGGTCGGATCCAGCTTCTGTTCTGGAATTCCTAATGCAGGTGGTAGTTTGATATATGCCAGTGTAAGTATTCCGCCACTCCAAATCAGAATACCTAGACGGACAAATGTAGAGAGAATAGCAAGTTGCTCTTCTTTATCATCCATTCCCTCTTTAAGTCTTTCGAGGAGACCCTTCTTCTCCTCTTCCCCTACTTTCTTTTCCATTTTAGTCTTGCTATGGGACCAAACAATCCACAGTTATATTTGTAGAATGTATTTTGTTGTAACGATCACAGAGTTCTTCACTTGAGACGTGTTCCCACTTATGATATGTACTCTTTAAAACTTTGATATACTCTTGCCCATTGATACCACTGAGTTCAGTGGCAACGATGTTTTTGACAAGAACATCCCTTGTTAAATTAGACATACGATTGAATTGATTCCCAACAAAAAATTTAGTAATGAAATTCAAAAAATTGATAAAATCGAAAATTTTTCTTGGCTGATCTCACATAGACATAATGTTCAACTATTTAGGAATATATCCACTCTCAACCAACCATTTTTGGGTCAATGGAGTAGGTGGATATACCTCCCACATAGGTCCATTTGCGCATGCAGAGAGTGCTTTTTCAGTCATACCCTCAGTTTTACCTGCCCAGGTTGCTTCTGCTTCCCAAGGAACTGCGTGTGCAGGATATGTCTGTTCTACTATTTCTTGCCAAATTCTTGGCACAGATTCTGTAGGAAGTATGACTGCTATAATATTATTTTCAATTGTTCCTGCCATACAATCTTGAGCTGCATGCCATCCTTCATGTCTAACTACTGACATCAATGTTCCTGGTCTACCCATGTGAACAGTATTCAGAAAAAAGTTATTTCCTACTGTATGATACACGCCTCTATGACCCATTGGGAAATATCTAGGATGCCCTAGAAACACTTTAACTCCGATTTTGGTAAGAGAGGACAGCATCCTGTCAAACTCATCAGCAATAAGAGAGTAATCAGAATTGGGATGAAACTTCTGCACATCAGAAATATTTTTAATTTGATGAACATCCCTCGTACACTCCCTCACCAACATACAACCCAAAGAATCATATGTATGATAACCTTTTTTTAAATTTTCTTCTGCCTCTACTGGAACAGTCATACCATGAGCTGCACCAAAAAGTAATCCTGCAAGTATATATTTAATCATAATAATGGCAATGCAGGTCCAGTTACGCTAGGCAGTTCTGGAATTGCACCTTCAACAGCTCCTGAAACGGAATCTGTTACCATCTCTGTGATCATATCTGTTGCCTTCTCTTTTGCCATATCCATAAGAGCAGCTCTATTGAGATAGACGTAAAGTCCTCCACCAAGAATAGAAGCTGACATTATGAAAGATGCAAGAGACAGCACATTGAATAGAATTTTCATTGTTCTGCGTAATAATTGTTCTTGAAATAATCTAAAATCCCATCACAATCATTATTACCTTGAGAGACCCAATCATGGGCACACTCATAAATTGCCTGACTCTTGTATTTAGACAAGCGACTAGAATTTAAGTCGCAACCGTAACACTTTAACAAAATTGATAACGCCTCTCCACGAATTGCAAGGCGTTCATCGGTATACCTCCAATCTTCAGTCATTTGCATCCTCACGAAATTGTCCCATACCAGTCCCAGATTGCCACCGGGGTGGTGAATTCTTCTCAATTGATGCCCAAGGAAGTTGCTGAGCGGTCATTCCATCTGAATATGCTCTATACATCAACTCATGAATATTATCAGGTTCCTTACGGTTTCCATTTTTGTCATAAACCTTTTTCATATCATTTTCAAATTTTTGAACAAGATAGTCCTTTGCTTCATCAGAAATGACTGCCGGACCAAACCAAGGATCATCAGAAAGAACTCTGGGAGCAGGGACAGTTTTGTGTTGTTTGTTGTCCATTTCAATACCTCTCAAGTTTGTTGTAGTATCCGTAAGCATATTTAGATCTATTTCCCTTAATTCCCCATCCCAACCAATTATATGCCACTCCCATAAAATAATCGTTGTTGCCAATAGACCGTTCAAACTTCTTTAGATTTCTTAAAAAGACTGGTTCGACAATCATATAACCAACCTGACATGCTAGTGAACTTGGATCACAGTTATTTTTTTGAGCATATTCGCCTAACCCAAAGTATCTACTCGGAGTTGTCCACTGAATAATTCCATAACCACCTTTCCTACAATTTTCGTAAGTAACTCTTGTTCCACCCTCACAAATGTTTGCATTAAATCCACTTTCTTGCTTAATATTTCCCAAGATCACAGCAAGAGAATTTCTACTCTTTATATTAGTTTCTTCTTGTATCTTTCTCAAGACAAACTTCTCCGAACTAGAGCAACCATTACACCTCCATCTAGGAGAGTATGTCTCTGCAGACAAACTTTTTGGCATCTCTTGAGAAGCAGTGATCTTGTCAGCACATGATGTCAGTGCTATTGATCCCATTAGGATCATTAAACGAAAAAGCATTGCTTGATCCATATCTCATCAAAGTATATGACAAAAAAAGAGGGGTGTCAACCCCTCAATACACTTCATATCAAAAGTCAAATTTTACCCCGACTTTACCACCCCAATCAATGATCTCATCGCCATCACTATCTTCACCATTGGTGATACCCGCAAGTTCACCGTAGAGACCCAGGGAATCAGTAGCGGCGTAAGTTACGCCAACCTTACCAGACAGTTCAGTCTCGGTGTCATCAGCTGCTTCACTATGAATAAATGAAGGGCCGCCTTGAACATAGAAACCAACAGCATCTCCAGCAGTGCCTTCGAACCCCAGGTGAAAATCTGTAACTGCACCGATGTACTCACCATCGGGATACGCAGCATTCGCTTCCACATTAATGTAGGGTCCAGCAACAGCAGCGCCAGCAGACAGAGAAAGAGCAGCAGATGCTGCGATTAGAGATTTGAACATTTAAAATACCTCACTAGATAAAAAGAAATTAGACTTACTCAAATAGTTGCGGAGGTTGTCTACAGGGGTTAGTATAATTGCTTACCTGTGTTTTGTCAAGCTGGTTGGTTTGAACTTTCTGATACTCTAAACAAATAAGGATTATAATCCATATACTCCTTGATATTGATATGTGGTCCATGCTTCTTCCAGAATCCCAGCAGAGCGTCATGAGACCCCCTGTGAAAGGTATTAATATGATCTTGGTGTATATTAGACCTGAAGTCTATATTATACAAGAACACAGGAAATGTAAAAGTTCTTCCAGATTCAAAAACTAAATCTTCAGATACTGCTCTGGGTTTTACTCCATTATCAAGTTTAAATTTGTCACCATGAATATGAGTTTTAATAATTTTCTCTGCATGATGTCGAGTAATTAGATACACTGCAGCGGAAAAATCATTAATAAATTTTAAATGAAGTCTTGTATGGATATCTCCTGTGCATATTGTAGTTAATTGTATGCAGTCCCAGTACAATGGAAGATTGTCAATAATATCATTCCAACTAAAAGACCAAAACCCTGCGACTCCAAAGTTCACATCATCCTCAACAATCATGCAATACTCATCGTCAGTATTATCATAAAAGTCTTTAATAGCTTTTAGATGACTCATACAGCATCCAATCTCACTAGTTGTAACATTATCTGGATACTTACCACACAAAAATTGTTGGACATTTCCAACTCTCCCATCATATGCAGATACTCGAACATGATCATCGATTCCCCAATATGAAAACTGATCTTCCATATACCTACGACGACGAACATCGGAATCGAGATTTATCCAATAAACCTTTGGGAGTCCATCTAATTTATACGCGGATTTATTTTTATCCATCACTTAAAATAATTAACAAGTTTTTCTCTATCATTTTTAATATGAGATAAAACAACTCTCAAGTCCTCTGGAAGATTTTCCCACAATTTTCTCATCTCTTGAGCTGCAGATGACTTATTATATGCAGTTCCTTTGTCATGTTCTACAACATGATTGTAATCTCGTATTACAGGACGTTTTTTTAAGAAGCATATCCCATTCATAACTAGATCCCAACCCCATCCCATCTTCATTTGCTCGTGAGTCATAAATGAATCTAAATTACGAGAATAATACTCATCGATAATATCTCTATGAATAAACCACACTGTTTCATCAGTGCATGCCACCATTTTTATATTAGGGTCATTAGCAACAATACCATTAATATCAGTATTTTCTGGAGTATACCAAATGTTAGTAATATCTGGAGCATAGACACCCCAATCATAACTATCAAAGTAATGTATAGCATCTTCCACAAGAGTCTTGTAATTATCAAATACAGTATCTCCTTGACAATGCATCAAAACTTTCTTGTCATCTCGGAATAGTTCTAGTGCTTTACGAAACTGAGATGTAAAATATGCTTCATCACCAAGATCAATCCACCCTTCACGAGTATTATTATCATCGCTATTGATAACAAGAACATCATCAAAGATTTCTTTTAACTGATCTTCTATGACACATGTCTTCTCAAATTTATTCTTCCAGTTGAAAATGAAAGGTTGTATATCTTTTATTTCCATTTAAATATC